TGATGACCAAGTCATCACCACATGCTTTAGGCATGAGCTGTTACAAAGGGGAAAGGAGGGTTACCACCACTCCCCTAGGTTGTACCACTGTCGAACAAGTGAGTCCCGTGTTAAGACTCGCTTGCTTCGGCCTCTTAGAGTATATCTGTTGTTATACTCTAGAGTTGACGGATTCCGCAACCTAGCCAATAGAACGGCAAAGTTGTCCGACTCTCGGCTGATGCCGAGGGAAGTTAGAGCTCGGTAGTGGTATCCTTCGATACCGTTACGGGCTCTGGCTGGACAGGCTTCATCAAAATTACTGATGAATCCGGTGTCACCTGCATCACGTGGGACCGCGAGCCGAAGTGGCTCTGGAACCCCGAAATAAAGGTAGCGCCAACAGTCCAGGAAGCGAGAATCACAGCTGCGATTAGAATTGCAGCGATGAGCAAGCATCCTGATACCGTTAGCCAGTTTGTAAAAGGCTTCCACATATCGGATTCTTTCCTTAAGGAAGATCGGCTTGCAGTCAACCCCGTCAAAGTAGTGGCTTCCACAGGACTCACGAAAATAACCGGAAGAGAAGCTCTTACGTTTATTAACGCGAAATCCAAGGAAGTTACTAAATGATGAGAAGAGGTCAAACGTCGCTGACGGAATGATAACATCATCTCCGTACACACTCGTTGGTCCTTGGACCCCGAGATATTCTTTTACAGCCTCTGCGGCTGCATAGAATATAAGTGATTCGAGCTCGAAAGTAAACCCGTTCCCCATACTGGAGAACTTGTTCCACTTCCGAGCACCGATAGGCGACGTACCGAAGCGGGACCGACACGCGTCCATTATTTGAAACCATCGTGGGGGCAGAAGCTCCCGGACGACTTCAAGACTAATGGAATCAGAAGCGGAGCTGAAATCAACTGTAGAAAGGTTCGAGTCCCGAAGGGACCCCTGCCTAGACCACTCTTGATTAATGCTCTGATCCTGTAGGTCGATGCCCGATCGATTCAGTCGACGGCGGATCATACTGCCGATTGCTTTTTGAAACCAGAGGTTTATTCCTGGCTCAATTGCAATCACGCGATCCGTCTTCGAATTCTTCGACACAGTGACTATTGAGTTCCCAACTTCGTAAATATGCCAGTTCTCTCCATAATTATGGGATAAGCTGGCAGACCACGAAGGGTAGGCGATTGGAAACCAATCGCTTACGAGGGCGTACAAGTCGCGCGTTATTCCACGTTCTTCGTGGAACTTATTGATGGCCGAAACACTTTCACCTTTTATCAAGGTAGAAGTGCCTGGTCCCCAATTGGCTTCATCCACAAACTCATCTCCACTGTAGTCGCCCAGAATACCGGCGATTTTACGCTTAGTTGCGTTAAGCAACCAAACGTTAGCTCCGTTGTATTGCGGATCTAACGCAGGGTTCTTAAAGCGACTATTAGTCTCGGCACAGAGAGATTCGAATTCTTCGAATTTCTCCATAGCAACAGCTGTCTTGTCAAACGAAGTCTTAAGAAACTTCGCCTTCGAGAGGAAGCTAGTTGCTATGTAGTCGAGTCGGAAACGAAATGGATTATTTACATAATCCACGGCGTTACACTCTAGAGCAGTAAGCTGATCGTGTTCTTTACTTTTGTAAAGAATCCAAACAGTTAAAGCTCTTGGAGTATCCAAGGAGGAGAGAAAGCGGTGAACTGCAACATCAGTGACTGATGGAGGTACGCGAAAAGCCCGAGCTTCTTGAAGAATATCGGAGCTACGTCTCTTAATAGATGACATAGTAAGTCCTTTGGGTTTGTGGTCAGAAGACCGCCAGGCCGCGAATTAGTAAACTGATTCGAAGTTCTGGATTGCAGGAGGGATCACATTGACGTTCGAGAAGAAGTTCTTCACGTACGCCAGGAGATCGTTCCGTTGAGCGAGAGTACTACGCTCAGGCAAAACAAACTCGCCGTTAAAGATCAGATCAAACGCCTTGGTCGGGGCTGGCTGAATGCCAGTCGCGGTCGAAGGGGAGGTCTGTTCCAACACGGGGACTGTCACTTTCGTTACGACACGGTAGCTTCGCGAGCCCTTTTTAGAAGGGCGCTTGATGCTTTCCGTAATCGAAGGCATACCGATAGCAATACCACCGCTACGGTCTACCCAACGTGCCACTCCATTCGGATCGATGTTGTCCGGGGAGAAAGTGTGATTTGCTGGCGTGCCCTGGCCGTCAGCAATGGTCAATGCAGCAATAGCTGTCATAGGTGTTTACTTCCGAAAAAGTTGAGTTAAAAGAGCAATGGCATTTGCGGCATGAGCTAGACTCAAAGGATTCTTGAAACGAGGCATAGACGGCTCAGGGAACCCTAACATAGGGGCTCTCTTAGTGTGTATGATCTCGTTACTCGATATCTTCATCGAATCTATTTTCACGCCGGAATTGTCAATGCCTTGAATCGTGACTGTTTGAATGGCATAGGACTTAACAAAGTAAGACTCATAACCGGAGTAAAAGGTGATACCATTGGTAGCATCTAGACTTCCGATAAATTGTCCTACTGGTAAGAACCAATCCACAACAAACGACCACGGCATAAGCTCCCACGCAACTAACAACGGGTTAGATATTCCTAACTGTGCTAGAGTACGACGGGTAGAGTCACCCTTAGCATACGTCGCAGATTGGACGTAGCTCATGGAGAGATTGCCGGTTACGACAGTAGTAGTGATGACTTTTCCGTCAACAAACACTGTCTTCTTCGACAAATCCACGACTTTACGAGCTTTCGCGCGTTTGGTATCATACATTATGCGATTTTCGTTTTGCGCGAGTTGTTCACATGCGCCAAACACGTCGCCTAATAATGGTTTCCAACCGTACTGGAGCTCTAGCCATGCTCTAGAAGCGGCCTTCCCAGGTCGCACCGGAAAGTCACGTTTATATCGGCTAGCTGCCCTTTTAGGAGCATCGACGCCGATGGCACGAGCTGCAGAGGCGATATCGCCCTTGCGGAGAGATCGAATGCAGGATGCTATTCTGATTGCTGTATCACCAATCAGTCTGGCAGTCTGTTTCCGTTCTCCCATGGCCTGCGCCACGTTGACAGATTGACTTTTTACCTTCTCAAGAAGTGAATTACCTGAGATGGCTCGAAGGTCAGCCTTTTCCGTATCGGACATCGTACGAAACGTACCGATGTTCGCGGGCCCAAAACAACCAGCTTGATACTCAGAGATCCACCCGTAGGTGTTGCGATCACTTTGTGAGCGAGAGTTTCGGTAACCCATCTGCCCCATTTCCGTAGTTTTCTTATATTCGAACGCAGTTGGCAAAAGCCGAAACGTTCGTCTAGCAGATCGGAAATTGGGCGTATTACCCCCGTTCCTGTAAACGTTCAAGGTCAAACTAGCATTCGTCGTGATGGTGGGCGGATCTGCGGTCGGATAAGAATTGGCACCGCCAGTCTTATTCGATTCGCTTCCGATCATCAGCGACGTATACTGATAAGTGGTCTTGTTAACGTTTGCCGTCATGGGGTACTCCGATAGGGTGGATAGCCCTATCGGGCCGAAGCCACATTCTGGATAAACTAGAATGCGAGTATGCAGCAGGCCCACTGTACTAAGTACAGCCGGCTACTACCGAGACCCCAACTACTGACGAGGGGGAGGAGAGTAAAGCAGTTCGTGCATTAAGCGTTTGCTTAGGGCAAGTTCAGCTTCGTCGGCGGCAATAAAGTCCACGAGCGCCCAGGGATTTGACTCCCCGAGACGTTCAGTGAGCAAAAGAGCCATCGACTGACATTGAGCGAGAAGCAAAGCTTTCTTTTCAATAGTCATACAAACCTCCTTATCGTTAAGTTAAAGGCCTCAACAAAGAATCCTCCCGAGACCGACTATAGCTTCGGTCGCAGCCCTTCGATGGCAAGCCCGATCAGTGTACTGAGTACATGATCGATAAGCCTGACCTCCGAAGGACACGACAGAAGCTCATGGAGAACATCTGAAGCAAGACGGCTGATTCCGGAATCGTCATTATCCATCGTGATGCAATCACGCACACGCTGAATGATGTATTCTGCAATCAAAGTCGAAATGCTCATATGTTTCCCCATGGTTGGTTTTGG